CTGATACGTCAAATCCGCACGTACGCAGATCAAACCGATCACCCATCCGTGCTCTGTGAACGACTTCACGAAACCGTGACCCATCGCGCCCGCCTTCACCTGAGCCGCGAGCGAACCAAAAGGAGTCTCCAACGAGCCCCCAGCAGCCGCCTGATTGTTCTGTTGGATCTCCGACACCTGAATCATGCTCGACCCGCCTCCCAGGTACTCCGGACGCTGCAGGCGGGCGTCTGGAGAGATCACCCCGAAGTGAGCACGCACGATCTCCGTGTACCGGGTCCCCCCACGAGCGTCACGCTCGAGCAACCGCTGGACCGCGAACGCCTGCCTCAGCTGATTGATCGTCGCGGCCGTAGCGTCCCCGAGGTCCGCGAACAGGTTCACAACCGCGGGCGCGTTCACCCCCACCAACAGCGCCGCACCCGACGAATCGAGGTCACGAACCACGCTCGTGCCCAAACCCTGTTGAATCGCCACCGTAGCACCGTTCGCGCCGGTCGTCGCCACAGGCGCCGACGTACCCAGCGGCAGAGACACCGCCGTACCCTTCTGCGGCCACGGCAGACACGACGTGAAATAGTCGTGACGCTTCCCACGCTTCCGCAGAACGTAGTCCGACAACGTATCCGGACCGTCGTCCTTATCCACGACCGCCGAATCAATCAGATTCTGGTCACGGAACCACTCGTTGTAGATCAGGTTGTACGCACGGAACGGCAACGAAATGAAATCATAGTTGCCGCCCGCCTGACCGACCGTCGGCAGGCCCATGTAATCCCCGAGCGAGCTCTCCGCGACCGTCGTCGCCGTCATCAACGGGACCGTGTAGTCCGTCCCGAGATCGCCCGGATCCGTCAACTCACCACAAAAGTGCTGCCAATTCGTCCAAACCAAACGATTCGGCACGAAAAAGAAAAACGACTCCAGGAACATGTTATCCATGATCGGAACCTGGAGCGGTGACAACATCCTCGTGATCGCCGCCATCCGGCAATCGAAGGTGTCACCTGGCAACACTTCGTCCACCAACACCGGCACGAGGTAGCCAGCATCGAACGTGAACTTGTTCCCATGATTCCGATTGAACTGGGAACGCGGAATCTGAACGCTTGGGACCTGGGAAAAGGTGTGGCCCATCACCGAAGGCATCCTCACTTCGCCACCTTCAAGCCCTCACGGGCCGACAGCTCCAGCGCCGTCACCAACTGCACCGCCGCGAGCTCAGGAACGACCATACCGGCCGTCTGATCGAACGCACCCACCCGGAAAAGCGAATAATCCTCCGGGTGCAGCCCGATCATCGAATCGGGCCTACCCACCTCGTCCGCGAACGAACGCATCCCTTCCGCGTTCGACCGCATACAAAACGGCTTCTCGAAAACACCCACCTTCGAGTCGAACACCGCGAACAACACCAGCATTCCGACGTTGTTCACAACGACCTCCCCTTGAAAAGGTTTAACCGCTTCTCCGCGCACACTTCACGCACTCGCAGCCGTTCTTCCGTCGCATTCTTGTAATTGAAATCACGACCACGAAGCACCCGCAACTGACACCCCAACAGAGGATCCACTTCGTCGAGCCGCTTGTCGTAATACCGCGGAGGCTTCGCCTCACGACCTCGCGAAACCACGCGATCAAGCGGATATACATCGTCAGCGAATTGCTCGAACCACGTACCGCCAACTCCGTGCGACATCGTCGCATACTCCGGCGCAACGGTAACCTCCTCCCCTGTACGGAGATGGAAACGCTTGTAACCGTCGATCGCCGCTTGACCCGTCAACTTCTTCAACGAGTACCGCGCCACATACGCCGCACTTTCGAACGTCACCGCGCCGAACTCCGAATTCCCGAGCGGCCATAAACGCTCTAACTCCGCACTCCGAAATGTGTCTGAGCGCCACGGCTTCCTATCCGGAAAATCGACGTTGAACAGGAGAGCATGGTAATGCGGCCTATTCGTCTGGTCCCCATACTCTCCACAATGAAAAAAACGGACCTTCTCACCGGTCCGCGCCTTCCTCAACCGCTTCATGAACCGCTGAAACTCCGAGACATCTAACCCCTGATCCTCAGGCAGATGCTCGTCGTCATACGTCAGCGTCACGAAAACGTTGTTCTCCCACTGTGACGCTTCGTGCATACACCGAACGGCCCACTGCCGACTCCGCTCTAACCGGCAGCCCGTACAACGACCGCACGGCAAACGCAACGCCTCGCAATCTCCTCGAGGCTTCTTGAACCTCATCGCACCACCTACACGGTACGCCTGGAGCGGACGAAAACACGGCAACTACGCCTTAACCGCAAAGGCGAAAACAAACGACCACGACGGCCAGTCACTCGGCTTCAACAACGCCGCGTTGAACTGCAGCCAGACACTACTCGCCGTCTCGTGCCCAGCCCTCACAGCCGAATACCGCCCCGCATGGGGCGCCCCGCAACATTCTTCGGATGCACCCGCTGTGCACCCTTCCGAAAAACCTTCTTCGAATGGGCTCCGCCCATACCCGACCTACGCATAAAACCTCCATTGAAAGAGGAAAAGGGACCGCTTGCCTCAACGGTCCAGCCTACGGCTCCCTACACTAAAACATTCTCGGCAAAAAAAACAGACAAACCAAAACACCGAGGCAGGGGGCGGCACTCCGTGCGCCCCCTGCACCCCCTACGTGCCGAAGCGCACCTGCGCCGGCACGCTACAGCAACAGCAACAGCAACACCAACAACAACAGCACCAGCAACAGCCCGCGCGCACGCACGCGTAACGCACGCACGCGCACGACAACAAACCGAAGCTATCGACATGACTATGGAAAACTGCTAAATATAAGCTCACGCACGCGCCTTGCGGCGCCAACCACTAAAGGAGAACGACAATGCTGACGTTCCACGAAATCCAAATGGAAATCAACCGCGCCGAAGCCAAGCTTCAGCGCCAAACCCGCGCCGTCGACCAAACGCAAAAGCTGATCGCCGGACTGAAGGAACTTCAGGAGCGCGGAGAGAAGAAGGGAAAGTAGAATGCTCCTGCACGTGGCACCACATGCCCGCGGACTGCCCTAACCGCGACGACGCATACCACTGCAGGATCATGTACTACTAAAAAAAGGGGGTCCGGGATCTCTCCCGGGCCCCCTCTTCACTCCCCTCAGATGAACCAGAACCAATCTGGTGTCATCTGGCACACTTACACCAAGTAAAGCAGTGTGCCTACGCCGGCGGACTCCCGGCCGCCTCGAGGTCGGCCTTCGCCGCCTCAACCTTCTTCCCGATCAGCCCCAGCTCTTCGAGCTTCGCCTGCTGACTCGGGTCCCCGATCGAATCCATCAACTCGACCGGATCGTTATTGAACGCCGCCCGCACCTTCGCAGGCAGCTTCGCGAACCACTTCTTCGTGGCTTCGACCCGGTCGACCAACTCCCGGAAATCACCGACCTCCGACACGTCGGCATACGTCGGCATCCTCGCCGCCATATGCGGCAGAACCCCCGTCTTCCGGTATTGCGACACGATGAAATTGATGTCGCAACTCTGCTTCTCCGACTGAACCGTCCGCGACGGCATCTTCGAACAATCGACCTGCGGACGGGGATGGGTATTGTACGTTCCCACGATTACCTCCTTTCGGTGATGGAACGCGCCGAATTGAGCGGCGCGAGAGGAACGAGACTGCGGATACGATCCGCCCACGACAGCGCCTGGCCGACACGGCCTTCATACGTCCGAGCAACCGCTCGAGCGGACGGCAACTCCAACCGCAGAAGCTCCGTCTCCACCTCCTGACGCTGACGCTGAGAACGCAGATAATCCTGCTGTTCAAGCTGCGTGTACCGTGACTCATCATTCAAATCCGCCCGCGACATGGACTCCCTCATCTCCTGGGCCTGCATCCGCGCCTGTTGGTACGCCGACACTCCGGCGCCCAACGCATTCTCCATATGCGCCGTAGCACCCGCGGGAGAACTCGCGGGACCCTGACCGTACACCAGCGCCGGATTCAACCCTGCAGCTCGAGCGTCCGAGGTCGCCCGTTGATACGCGGTATTCGACATCCGCTCCTGAAACGCCATCTGCTGACGAACCAACTGGCGGTTCTCGTAGTTCGCACGCCACGAACCGGCACCCGTCAGCGCACCTTGAACGAGCCCGACGGCTGAGCTCACGCCGCCGCCGTACACGAGGCCCAACGTCACCGGATCCATCAGAAGTGATCGATGAGGCCCGGAACACCGAACAGCGGCATCGGACGCGCACACTTCATCGTGAAATACGTATCGATCACGAAATGCGGCTCCGTGGTCACCGCCGAAATACGATCGATCGGCGGATCCTCCTCGATGAACGTCTGATTGAGGGTCGGACGACTCGAGAAGTCCTGGGACAGATGCCAAATGTCCAGCGTCCCCGTCGCCGTGGACCGCAGCTTCCCGCCGATCTTCGACGGCTTGTACCGGTACTCACCGTAACGCTCCTGGTACCCGAACACCAGGTTGTCGTTCGTCGCATTACCATCCTGATAGATCTCACGCGAGAGCACCGCCTGCTCGCCAATGTGCGACAGCGCGGGCCAATAATAATCCTCACGCGTCGAACGGAACCACTGACGGTCCGTACCCTCCTGATACGTCAAATCCGCACGTACGCAGATCAAACCGATCACCCATCCGTGCTCT